CTATCACCTTCATCGCTGGCATTAGTTACAGTAATAATTCTTCCTGCGGTAAAAGTTCCGTTTACTATTTGTGCTATTCCTGTACCTCCGGTGTCGTCAACCACACCACTAGCAACAACGTGAGTTGTACTTGCACCTTGGCTATCTAAACTACTACTATAATCTAACCGCTCGGGCATAGGCAGTAATCCTGCCCAGTTTCCAGCCCCTGTTTTTACAATAGGAACCTTAGCATTGTCCGTATTAGTACCTACACATACTACTGTCGATACAGACTTATAGTTATTAAATTGCCACTTAGCGTCTGTAGTAGATAATGTTTGTGATGCTAAACCCCCAGATGTTAAGGTTCCAATACGGTCTGTAAATGCTGCCGTAATAGAACCTACAGGATGGTCATATATTTTTCCTGCGCCCCTAACAATAGCCGAGGCTATAAGTAAAGCAGCATCATTGTAATTGTATGTAAATAAAGTGTTTATTTGTGGCTCGTAATAGGCTACTACAGAGCCTCCTCCGCTTCCTGCTGTTGCAGCTATACCATCTGTGTACACGTAATAACTATTTGCGTCTATTTTTGTTATTGCAAACCGTATATTTATTTGTGCGGCAGTAATTTCTCGAAAAGTACTTGCGCCTGTAAAAGTTACAAAATCTCCTGATATGGCTCCGTGAGAAGTATCAGTAACCGTTAAGCGACCTTGTAATCCTGCAGTTGTTACTGTTGTAAATGGATCTGTAAGCGTCCCTGTTTTTCCTAAATGGTTTGCTAGCGTTGTACTTGCTTCCCAACCTTTTCTATTGGCTAGTCTTCCAGCAAAATCGTATGCAATATTATTTGCTACATCAGCATACGAAGGAGAAGCCTGCATACTTTCACCTTCAAAGTTCAGTCCTGCTTTTCCTGGCGCTCGTAATACAATAGATTTTAGTTGACTAGGCACAGTTAATAATCCCCTCCGACATACCAATCACCGCCACCTTGAGACTGCCAAAGATTTTTCTGCTCGTAGGCAATAGCATCTCCTAGCGCCTGTGCGTAAGCTTGTTCAACATCACTTGAAAGTTCTCCTTCATCCTCACCCCGTTCGCGAATAGCTAGTGCCAACGCCCGTAGATATACAGGATACCAAGGCACTTTAAAATAATCTGTATTGTCAAATAAATCCTCTTGTGGGACAACACACTCGATAGACAAACTATACGCACTGTTTGGCGTAGGATATAAATACGCTTCAACAGACTGGTTAACAGTATTTGTACCATCAACACCATAGGTCGGCGTTATCAACCCCTTAATAGCATATGAAGTTGGTTCTGCGTTTGCCACACTTGTGTTTTGTGCAAGCTGCCGTAAGTAATTATATGGGTAGACAGTTAACCTAACGTTATTTGTCGTGTTGTATACATCCATTAATCGTGTACGAGAGTTAGTATAAATAACTCCCCCGCTAGTTTGTTGCACTGCGTAGGTATTTGTACCTGATACTGTTTCAACTGCGATTGTTTCTTGCAAATCTAACCAGCCAAAAGCATCTTCTACTTCTCGTTTTGCATCATTAATTAACCTAACCAGCGTATCCGTGTAGTTAGTCATTCCAGTAGTAGTTGCTGGGGATGACGATACAGTACTCGTAACCGACGTGACAATAGTGTCGCGAAGACGAATATTTATTCTGTTAACTACATCGAGTAGTGTTACGCCTACTGTAGCCATACCGTGCTCCTGTGTTTAAAATAGGGGGAGTTTTACCTCCCCCCGTGAACTTAGATAACTTCGCGTGGTATAACCATCACATACAGCGTGCCAGACCCTAAGTCTATAGCGCCCCCAGTATTGTTAGCCAAAACAACAGTAGCTACATCAGCCGCAGTAACTGTAGCTGTTAGCGTTATGTCAGTAGTATCAATACTCATTGATGCAAAAGCAAAGTCTCCTAGCTGTGCACCGCTCACGGCAACATCTTCAGTAGCCTCATCGCCATCCGCGACACTTCCCCAGTCTTTAGTTTCCGAGGCAATTGCATATTTAGTCACAGATTGCCCGTAGTTTGTGCTTGTTGGTAAAGCCATGTTAAATCTCCTTCCAGTTTAAATATTTAGATATAAGACCACCGCCTTTTTTTTAGGTAAGAACAGCGATTAAAATGCCCGCATCATTACGAAGTTCACCAGTACCATAAATAGTATCCGCAGTGAATAAGTCACCAAGAAACTCTTGTTTGTACTGGGTTTGGGTACGAACACTCATCTGCTCTACCATAACCATCGAAGATTTATGTGAAAGTAGGCACGCACGCGAACTATTATTGCTCGGCGCATTTGAAGACACATAGACGGGAATTCCGTAGAGGTCTCCAATTAGACCATTACGAATAGCATTACCGCCGCCAATTTCACCTACATATGCTTGCTCTGTAAATCGAGCAATACCGGTAAGATTTTTCTTCTCAACCGGGGGGACTACTAAAAACCTATCAGACATAGGTACATCGGCGTCATCCAGAGTTTGAATAACTTTACGCAAACCCACGTCGGCAATAGCAACGCCCGCCTGACCAGAGCTAAATAACGTGCTACCGTCTGAACCAATAACAGCCGTATCTCCATGATACGCAGCAGCACCATCACCACCCTGCAACGCATATGCTTGCGTCCAAAGAGCAGTATCTACCTGTTTAGCTAGCGCAAAACCCGCATCATCCGTGTAAAACGAACGCATGCTAGATAGAGCTTGTTTATCCAACAAGTCTTCAACCAAACGAGAGTACTCATAATGCTGGTCGATAGAGATACTAAGCTCCGTATCGGTAGCAGAAATTAAAGTAACCTGTTGGCGGCTAGTTTTGGCACTTGCATCACCACGGGTTGGTTTAGGAATGTGGACAGTATCGCCCTTTTTCCCGTTATGGTTCATCTTCGTAATTAGGTTTGCAAGGACTAAATTACTTTTGTAAGCGGCTACGACTTCGTCACTCCACAATTCAGGAATAAATTTATCCTGTGTAGTCGTATTCATCGCTTGTGCGGCACTAAAATTGGCCATGTTAAGTCTCCTTTAAAAGATTAAAATAAGTCATCGAACTCGACCTTCGGCATACGCTTGGGTGATTTCATTTCCTAGTTGGGCGTATCGAGTAGGGTCAGACATCTGTAATCGTATAAGCTCAGATCTACGGTATATTGGTTTTCCTGCCGTAGCTGTTGCTTCAAATGAATTACCTTTCGACACAGCAGTAGCGGCGCGTAATTCTTCTTCCTTTGCTGTTTGAATTGTTGCTTGATGTTCTAAATCTTTATCAGAATTTACCGCTTTGTATTGCGTAAGCATTTCATCAGCATAGTCAAAGTCACCACTATTTGCTTTGAGCCACATTTCTTGTCGTGGTTTAGAGTCCATTACCCACTTCTCAAACTGCGCACTGCTCACAATAGACTCTACGTCTGGATGAGCACTTAATACTCGCTGCATAGTTTGGTCGGACTGCGCCCTAGTTAACTCTTGTTTAACCGGACGGAGGGCGTCCTCTACAACACGTTTTACTGCATCAACGGGGTTAAGAATAAAATCATCTTCTGATAATTCCTCCTCTAACGCATCTGCAGATGATTGAGTATTAGATTCATGTAGATTTTTTTGTATCAGGTTATCGGCTAACTTTCGCAACTCACCCATTTCATTGCCTTGCTTACCGTATTGTTTCTCTAAATTTTGGTAAGACGCTACAACATCCTCTACACTTTTGTTCCTAAATTTTTCAGGAAGTGTGGGGTCTGCCGCTTGGACATCTAGTTTGTTTGTGTGTTGCTCAGTAGGTGTCGATTCCTCCTGAAGTTGTGTGACAAGCGTAGAATCCTCAACCTGATCCATACCGTTGTCATCATCTACAAGTATCTCTGCCATAACGTATCTCCAATCTTAACCTTTTCACAGGGGATTTAATGGGGTATGCCTAACTCTTTTAAGTTGGCATGGTTTGCTTTCCGGTGTCTTTTTGCCCATTTATCGGCAGACGTTGGAAAGCCAGAATCTATTCCAGGTAATGAGAAATTCCCGCCCGAAATAATTTTTTCTGCCGTCTGCTTTAAACGACAAGGACAAAGTACTGTCACTTCCTTAGACCATTTTTCAAAAACTTTTTCACAATTTGAACAACGATAGTCGTTAATCATCGCTGCTGTCCTCCTCTTCTCCTTCTTGAGAATTTATTTGTGTAACTTCATTTTGTAAAACTTGTTCAATCTCAATCATAAAATGCAGCATGCTTAACGATCCTCGCTGCTGCCAAAAAATCTTCTCATCCGGTATACTTAGTACATTATTTTGCTGGGTATACATCTCAAGTAAACGATCTTTGATTATTCCCCAACCCTCTGTACTAAGTGTACTAAACATAGTGTCATACTTATTTTGTTCAGCTATATCCATAGTTGTTTTTACCCTCTCCGTTGCATTTGCTTCAACAGTATTAGTGCAGATACTTCTTCGTCATCTTGCAATCTATACTGCTGTTGTTTTAATTTTTTTAATCTGCTTTGCTCTACCCTAATTCCCGTTAAACTTGATCTACTGGCAGCATCATTCCACCGACCTTGACCCCAAGCCCCACGACCCCAACCAAAGCTAGTAAAGTTAGCCATTAGAGGGCATCTTTAGAAATCCAAACAGCCGCAGCAATTACGACTAGACCAACAGCCCAAAAAAACTTTTTTACCAGCGATTTCCCTACTTCGGCATATACTTTTTCTAAAGCCTTATCTGCAGCGCGTTGTGCTATAAGCTCTATGTCATCTGTAGTAAGTACTCGCGGTTCAGTCATATCATATCATCCTATCCTGCTCTGCCCACGTTTTATAGTCAGCGTTAACGGCATCAGTCCACGCAGCGTTTGCAATCGCTTGAACTGTTGCGTCTTCGCCGGAAATGTCAGTAGCAGTGTGTGTCCAGCCGTCATCCGCACTACCTGTTGTTGTAAACGGTACTAGAACATGACGATGCCGGTTTCTGGATATCTCCACACCATCTTCTTTGATCAGAGTGTCCGTTGCTACCTGAATATTCCAACCGTTGACGACTTCGATTCTCGGTACTTCTGTTGATTTTACTAGTGCCATTTATTTATCTCCTTTTAAGCTATTTCACACCCAGTAATGGATATCGAGAATCGCGTACCGTCCGGTCCCGGCTGAGATGGTTGTCTGGAGCCACCACCCCGCATTTTGGGTGTAGTACACCGATAAAGTCGTCGCACCGGCGGTGCCGAGCAGCCAGGACCCGATTGCGTTCGTCGCACCCATCGTGGCCATTCCTATAGACCCAACAGAAACCGCCCCGACGGTAAAAGGGAGGCCGGTAAATGAAAGAACCCCAGACGCGCCTGTCGTATTTACATTATTTACATAGACTGTTGCGTGAACGTCACGCCCCACTTTTGTATAAGCCCCCGTTTTAGTTATTGTGCCAGCGGTAAATGAGCCACCCGCTGCGGCTACAGTACAAGTCCAAGTGCCCTCTTCGTACGAATCTAAAAGCTCACTCGTCATACCTGCCGCATGTGTGTTAGCACTGAAATCAATGCCGTGGCCCGCCGCGACTACGAGGTTTCCGTCTGCGAGGGTGAGGCCGTTATTAAGTGTAGCAGCACCTCCCTCACTCCCGTCTAAGGTCAGGTATGTGGTGTCTACCGTACCGTCTGTGCCTTTGAAAATAATATCTGTATCATTCCCTTGGGCATCGACCGTAATATTTCCCGCACTAGTAGCTAAGGTAACTGCGGCATCCCCTGTCGTTAAATCGTCTGCTGGCATGGTGTCAGTAGATGTTATGGTAAGCGTATCTCCACTCATAGCCGTACTTACGTTTGTACCCCCGGCTATTGTTAAGGTATCTCCGGGCGTTATGCCTGTGCTACCTGTATCCCCTGAGACTGTGGTGTCTGAAACTACAGAGTCTACATACGCCTTAATACTTTGCTGCGTTGCGAGATGACTATCACTATCGCTAGCCATGTTGTTCTCGTCTTTAACGGCTGTACCAGAAACCCCTGTATTTAAAACAGGACTCGTTAATGTTTTGTTTGTAAGAGTTTCAGAACCTGTCTTAGTTGCAACCGCAGCATCAATTAACTCCATGTTAGAATTAATTGTGTCTCCCCACTCGCCGCTTTGTTCACCTTCTGCAGGCTTTTCTAAGTTTAGGTTAGATGTGTTAGTACTAGGCATTATTCAACTCCACTCAACTCACCACCATCTCCGCGTGTAACGCGTTGTCCACCAATTGCGATAATTCGACCATCTCGACCGCGCTCAATCTGCATCGGACCCTCTTCTCTACCCGCTTCCGGTGGAGGTGCTCCTGCTTGTCCTTGTCGAATCAACTCGTCAAGTTTTTCTTGCATACCATTACTGCCCGGAGGTGGGAACATCATCTGCCTATTTGATAAATGTCCCAGACTATCCTGCATAGTTCTGCGTATTTCTCGTTGCATAGTGTCTGTAGCCGTGCTAAAGGACGCTTTAATAGCATCTACTACCTCTAGGTACTCCACAGGACGTTCTTCACCTGCCGCCAATCTCTCTGCCGCTTGTGCGAACTTCAGCGCTGTATCAGCTTCTGCCTTCATGCGCTCAGTTTGTGCTTTCTCCACATTGAGTACCGCCTCACTCTGGTTCCAAATAGCTTCGCCCCTATCTCTTTCTGCCTCTGCCTCAACTTCAAGTTTATTGCGGACTTCTTCCATTTTGCCTTTCGACAGTTTGTACATGAATTCTTTCTCACGTAGTGCTTGGCCTTGAAGCTTGACTTGCTCTTCAAAGTCTGGTTGTGGTTCCGGTGGATTAAGTGATTGCTGCAAGAACCCGTCTGCCAGTTGTATAAGCTGGTCTTTATCTTCAATGTTGTAGTTCTTAATAACTCCTTTCAGCAATAAATAATATGCCGGTGAGTTCGGAGGAGTAGACTGCATTAGCTGCGTTAGCTGTGCGATTTCAAACTCCCTAGCCTGTGCTCCTAAAGCACCGTGAACACGAAAACGATAGTCAGCTACCGGATAGCGTTCTGTATCAAACTGCATATAGCGATGTGCAACCTTGTGGATTAGCGGGTCAAGAAACTCAGCCTCCATGTTCCGCAAGGTTCTCTTTGCTCTCTTGAGCATAGCCCCCATCATCATAGACATGCCGCCCGCAGTTTCGTTACGGGGGTTAACACCTAGTGGGGCTGCTGTATCCATCGAACCTGTAGCTACAGTAACCATACGTTCAAACTCAGCCGATTGTCTGTAGCTTTGCGCGTCGGGACCGGGAAATTTAAATGGCGCAATAGCCTCATTAACAGGCCCAGAAACAATTATATTTCGTCCGGGGCGTATGGAAAAATCCCCATTCCTCGGAGCCATCATCCCGTTAACTAGCGCTACAGGATACGTCGCTAACGCTAAAGCATCTATACGTGCGCGTAACTCTGCATCCAACGCTTTTTGTGGGTTATACCCTTTTTCTGCTATGCCTCGACCCCAGAAACGATTTGGTACCGTGTCCCATTGAAACGCAACAAAAGACCTGTCTTGCATTATAAAAGGGTTTTTTACAGCTTTAAGCAGTATGGAGCGGTTTGCTATCCACACCAGTGCTTCTACCATACCACC